AGAGAGTGTGGATTAAGTTGAGAATCACCAAGCCATAGTTCCTGCTACCTTCGCTAAATGACATTGTCATAGCGTTAGGGTTGAACGATGATCGGAAAACGCCTGCTTGCTCCAGAAGTCTCCAGATAAATCTGCGACCCCTCTTGCTGCTCATGAGCCATTTAATGTCCGACTCTTCATTTTGGCGATCAATTCTTTCCGCTGACTTTTTAGAGTCTTTGGATTTCTGTTGCGCCTTTAGGTCGAGAGGATTGTAATCACTCATGACCCAATATATCTAGTGAAAACAATATTACGGTCACACCAATAGTTAAACCTCTAGTGGCGATGGTGAGTTGTAACCACTAAATTGGTTCATCATATCCATAGCGTTGCCTGCATCAACCTTTCCTAGTTTTGACATATTCTCAGCAGCCTGATTTGCTTGTTCTTGCTTTGCCATCTCTTGCTGTGCTACTGCCCTTGCTTTACGGATCTTCGCTACCCTTGGGCCTGCAACGATTAACTTAGGATCTACACCTAACATCTCAGCGTATCCATCAGCCCATGCGTCAGAGTCGAACTTGTCAAGAACGTCTGGCTTCATCTGTGCAACCATGCCCATATTGTTCACATACCTATCAACACTATTTGTTCCAATAGCACGTTGTGCTTGTGCCAACATAGATACAAATTCAACGCTTAGTTCCATCCCTTGAAGCTCTTCTGGAGCAGGTGGGACTAATCCAGATTCGATCATTCTATTGAACGTATTATCTATCAATGGATCTAGCAATTCATTATGTAATCGCTCTAGTACTGGCCCCAACATTAACAACTTCTCTTCATGACGCTCTGCTACTTCGGTTGCGGTCATGCGTGTATCGGTAGCATTAGCCAGCATCAAGAATAAATCAGCATAAAACGAACCATTAATCCTTTGTCTTACGTCCTGTATGTCCATTAACAGGTGCTGAAGGTTCAGGTTCACATTGAATGCAGTCTCGATTTTGCCTTGCTGACCATCAACAAACGTGATTCCACCAGGAAGACTATCTACATCCCTATTCTTCATATAGCTAGGTACTTGCAATGGTGGCTTTGTCTGATAATCAATGCCTTGCGCCTTGCGTAGTTGCTCATGCTGCAATTGCTTGATATCACCTAACGCTTCCATCCCTGGTGAATTGCCATAAACATCACCACCAGAGACACCCCATCTAGGTATAACAGCAGGAAAATCTTTATACCCACTTTCTCTTAGTACTTGTTCGCCATCTCCACCTAATTCAAAATAACAAGACTTGTATGCCATGTTCATACTGTCCTTCTTCCCAAACTCACGCTCTCGATCATCACGAGGTTCTATTGCATGTACCAACGTAATCCATGAATCAAGGCTCCCTCTGTCGAACAGATTCTTAACGGACGTTGAACACTGCTTATATCCAAATTCTCTTACTATCTCTCCTACTGTCTTCTGAAATTCTCGATATAAAGTGTTTACCCTCCCCTGATAGTCTGTTGCAATTGCATACTCTCCAACAGTTACAGGGTAATGGTGGATAGCTGTCTTGGGATCAGGAAGGATAATAGATCCAGCTGTGCCAAATGCTCCTAGCTCTTCATATACTCCATGCAATGTTCTATATGTATTGGACTTCTGAAACACCAATTGCATCCGCTCTGTTACTTCATTCAGCCACAATTTGACAGGAGCGTATCTATTTAATTCTGGATCAGCCGTGCCTAATCTAAACCAAGGTCTTGCAGGAGATGTAGCACCAGCCATCATGCCTGCACCAAGTGTCCTTAAAGCTCTTGTCCCTGTGTTGTCATAAATCGAGTTATGCCTTCTTGTTCCTTTGTTTCTATCCTGCTCAAAATAACGTCCATTCCTTGGTAGCAAGTAAGTCGTAACCTCTTGCCAATGTGACCACCATGTAGCCCTTTCGGTTCTTAGGTGACCCCATCTTGATAACAGGTCAGCACGTTTTGTTTTCATCGTTTAACCGCCTAATAAGGTGTTTTGACTAAGGTTTAGTTTGCTTGGATCTACACCCATACCACCAGTCAACAACGTTCCTGATGCTCCCTCTTGTGCTGATAATTCACTAGCATCCAGTGAACTTTCAACATCAACATCTTGCCTATTGGCTCTGTTGTACTCTTGCTCAGTTCTTGACTGCTCTTGTTTCGCACGTTCTTCTGCACGGTCATTAGCCACACGTTGGTCTTCTAACGCCTGTTGTTGTACCTTTCTTTGTTTGTTGGATGATTGGATTGCTACAACTGTAGATCCAATTGCGGCAACTGCTGCTACTACTCCCATGTCATAACTCCTTGGAATAAATAATGTCTTGTACACCGTAGTTGATTCTCGGTAGCAACCCAGACAAAGTGGTGTTTTCTTTGCAATGCCAGAGCATTAGTTTGCATCCGAGTGATGTTGCGTGGTTTTCTGTCTCTCTAATCAGCTTTAATCCGACTCTGCCACCCCTATGTTCTTTGCTGATAAACAACAAATCATTTTGAGCTATACGCAGATCCGCATAATGCAGATGATTAGTGACGAAATTGACAGAGTAACCGATTAAAACATCATCTTGCCTTGCTGAGAGAATGAAGATTTGCTGTGCCGACTCCATTTTGCGGTACGTTTCTTCATCTGGCTTCAGCTTCATGATTTGTTTGTTGCGAGCAATCTCTTCGTAATGCTCCTCAAACAAGACATTCGCTTCTGCCAACATCTCATCAACAGTGGCTAGTGTAATGTCAATCATTAACTACTCCACATTCATCAAGAGTAACGGCTGTATCGCCTGTTACGGTCACACCATCCATAGAAAAATACTTGGTCACACAATCAAATATTAAATGCACTCTGTCAGTCATGCCAACATTGTCTGCCGTGTGGAGTTTCTTATGGTTAAACCACCAGACTTCGCCTGCCTTAAACTTCTGTTTTTGATTACCGCAGGTTTGACTACACCACTCGTTTGTTTTTAGCACTAGATGAAACCGTGAATAGTGGTCTGCATAAGATCCTTGGTCATTATGTTTGGTTACATGACCACTAGGCTTGAGATTGACAATGAGTACTCTTCCCATTTCCTTGACCTCTAGTTTTTCTAGAATTGGTCGCATCAATGGTACAAGTGCAGGTTTTAAATATTCCATGCAGGGATAATCATAAGATCCCGTATCCCACATGACGTAGTAGATACTCATCTTTAGTGGCCCTCTAACATATATGCACTCAGTATCTTTGTGTGGTGAGTTAGTACACTTTTGCCTTGCCTCTATCTCCTTCCACAGCTCAGGTTTGGCATCTAATAATTCAAGCAGCGGCTCCACATCTAGCCCTTCTGCTATACGAACGAAATTAGACTCTTGTGTATGGGTCATATTCCTCCTTTTGGGTGGCATCTCTACGCCTTTTGATGTAGATGTCCTCTGGAATCTTCTTGGCTACTGGCAGCGCAAAGGTCAGTGCCAATGCATCAGCTAAGTCTGGTGATCCTGCTCCCTGCAATCTCTTCTTGATCTGGTCTTTGCTTTCCAATACTCGCCTACCAACGTTGTCGTACCAATAGATCGGTGTTGCTAGTTCTTGTTTGAGTGCTGTGTCGTTTGGTATTGCGCCTCCCATCTCTATCCATTCCTTCATTAACCACCACATCTCAGTTCTACGGTTGGTAAATAGCTCTGGCTTGGTTGCCTTGCCACCGAATGGTATTTCGATTACGTCATAGGACAATTGCCTGAGCCTATCGATCACTCCTGACCCTGCACCAGCATCACAGAACACAGCATCAGGGTCATGTTCCTCGATCAGGTTTGCCACCCTAGACGCAAGCTCCATGTTGTCGATGCCTCTATAGATAACTGGCTTGAAGCCCTGCTTTCCTTGCCTCCTGAACACAACAGATCGATCATCTCCAAAGCGGGCCGGATCAATCCCAAAGATCAATGGTGAAAGGCTCACGTCTGTTTTCTGATATACACGTTGAGCTGCTTCCTCTGTGTCTGCCAATGCAATAAGTTGGTCATCACCTGCCGCACTGAAGTCGCATAAATATTCCCTGGCAAATGAAGTCTCAGCCATATCACGCTTAAGACGTTCAACTTCTTTCGGATGCAATGACTCTGTGTCATATACCGTGTACCTTGCCGCTGCCCAATCCTCCTCCTCTACAGCTTTGTAATACAGCTCACTAAATAAATTAATACCACTCGGAGTACCTATGAAGATCGCCCAACCTAGACGGTCACTGAGCGCAGGCTGACATACATCGTCCCAAAGCTCAGGCTTAATCTGGGCAACCTCGTCAATCACAATGCCATCCAATCTTAGACCTCTTAAAGCGTCAGCATTGTCACCACCAAACAAGCGAATGATCGCTCCATTATGTTTGAACTTCACACTCAGCTCGCCTTCATTTATATCAAGTAGTGATGATCTTCTTAATGGTTCGATCTTCTCTTTCAATCTGGCCCAGGCAATAGCTTTCGCCTGACGAAGGAACGGAGCAACATAAACAAACATGCCCAGCTCTTTGTCTGTCTTCATCGCCTTATCTATTAATTCCATTATTGCTAATTCAGTCTTCCCAGATCGCCTATGCAAGGCATAAACACTAAACCTTTGCTTCTTCAAATGGCATTCACGCTGCCATAGCCTCGGTTCATAGCTGAGTTGAATCACGTTTGCGGAACACCTGTCGAGATGGTCAGGTTAATATCTCCCTTTGCATCGATCCCAACCTTATCGCCATATTCCTGCGGGAACCACTTGCTTAATAACTTCAACCTCAAATCAGATCTCGATCTCATCCAATTCACATGAGCATTATCCATCCTGGCATTGTCTCCCTCACCGATGATAGGAGGAGGAGTATCTACAAGGGCAAGAGCTTCCTCTGCAATAGCTCTAGCTCCTAAAAACCTGCTTACATACGTGAAGCGTGACAAGAACTCTTCATCCTTATCTAACCAGCGATACAAAGTTCTGTAAGAAGGCATGCCCTTTTGCCTGCAAAAAGCACGAAGAGTGCCACCATGAGCAACGTGTTCTAAAACCTGCTCAACTATTACAGGATCAGGCTTAGAAACAGGTCTACCTATTTTGGTGGATTGTTTTCCAACGGGTTGGATAGCTAACTCTTTTTTCATAGCGGCAGATTTG